AACAAAGAAACATTACATCAAGCCATGGAAATGGCTGAAGAGGGGGCGTGATGACTGATACTGATATGATGGCTCTTCTTCATAAAACATTAGCTGAGAACTTACTGCTGCGTGTCAAAGACCCAGATGCAAAGTCAGCTGACCTTAATGTTGCAAGACAATTTTTAAAAGATAACGGAATAGATGCACTTCCAGCAGAGGGTTCACCATTGAGTGAACTCGTAGGTACGCTTCCTGATTTCAGTGATGCAGCCTTTGATGTGAGTGAACTCAAGGTTAATTAATGTTTAAAGCAAAAACCTCGCTGGGCTTGCCCATAAAGCAAGACCCACTTTCAGATTTTCGTAAATTCTTATTCGTAATATGGAAGCACCTTAATCTACCAGACCCAACAGTGGTTCAGTATGACATCGCAAGAAAACTACAGCATGGTGAGAAACGTATGATTATCCAAGCCTTTCGAGGTGTAGGTAAGTCGTGGATTACCTCTGCTTATGTTGTGTGGTTGCTATATATGAACCCACAATTAAATATATTGGTGGTTTCTGCATCTAAATCACGCTCAGATGACTTTACTACATTCACGCTGCGTTTGATTAACGAAATGGATATTTTAGCACATTTGAGGCCAAAGACAGACCAAAGACAGTCCAAGATTAGCTTTGATGTTGCACCTGCTGCAGCGTCTCACGCACCATCAGTTAAATCTGTAGGAATTAGTGGGCAACTCGCGGGTTCTCGCGCAGATGTCATTGTTGCAGACGATATTGAAGTCCCAAATAACTCAATGACACAAGGCATGAGGGATAAACTATCAGAGGCTGTTAAGGAATTTGACGCTATCTTGAAGCCAGATGGACGTATTATCTATCTTGGCACACCTCAAAACCAAGAAAGCCTATATAATAAACTACCTGACCGTGGTTACACAGTAAGTATATGGCCCGCTCGTTACCCAAATCAGGAACAATCTATAGGTTATGGCACTAAGTTAGCCCCTATGATTACCAATAAGCTGCAAGCTGATAGTGATTTAATTGGTGACCCAACCGACCCTAACCGCTTTTCTGATTTTGATTTGTTAGAACGTGAAGCATCCTATGGACGCTCTGGGTTTGCGCTGCAGTTTATGCTCGATACAAGACTATCAGATGCTGAACGCTATCCACTCAAGGTTTCAGACCTCGTGATTATGGATATACCAGTGCATGAAGCACCTGAGAAGGTCGTTTGGTCATCAGACCCACAGCATATCGTGGAAGAATTACCCAATGTTGCTTTCAACGGCGACCACTATCACAAGCCTATGTTTATGTCGGAAGACTTCATTGAATATACAGGCTCTGTGATGTCCATAGACCCCTCTGGACGGGGTAAAGATGAGACAGGGTATGCAGTTGTAAAGATGCTCAATGGCTACCTATACGTGCGTAGATGTGGAGGTGTAGCAGGGGGGTACTCGCAAGAGGCTTTAGAGAAACTTGCAGTCATCGCAAAGGAAGAAATGGTTAATGAGATAATCGTCGAAAGTAACTTTGGTGACGGTATGTTTAACCAATTGTTTATGCCTGTATTGACTAAGGTACACCCAGTAACACTATCTGAGGTTAGACATAACACACAGAAGGAACGCAGGATTATTGACGTTCTTGAACCTGTAATGAACCAACACAGACTGGTAGTAGACAAGAAGGTTATCAAGAAAGATTTTGATAGCTGCCAACATCTGCCACCAGAGCAAGCCTTACGTTATCAGCTGATGTATCAATTAACACGCATCACGGCTGACAGAGGCGCATTGACCAATGATGACCGCTTAGATGCATTAGCAATGGCCTGTCAGTATTGGGTAGATGCAATGGCTCAGGACGTAGAGCAGCGCATGTCTATCCGTAAGGAAGAACTTATGATGGCAGAGGTCAGCAGAATGAAAGACCAAGCAAACATGGGGTTAGCTGTTATCTCAGGACATCAGGCTCATACTAAAAGTTTACGATGGTAAATTCTTTCCTCTCCTTATTTATATGACCAATTTTAAAGGTTGCACTAAAAGGGAGAGGGAAAGACCAAATAAGTCTCTATAGGTGACCTGATTGTCTATTTTAATTATAAGACTGAGGAGGAGATATATTTAAGTCAGACCTATAGGTAGCAATAATTTAGAAGTAAAAATCTGAAGTGCTTACGATAGAAGTCTCACAGAAAAATTCCCCCTATAGCCTTACCGTTTTCAGCGTCTGGTGGGCTTATTTACCGTCATATTTACCGTTAAGGATACCTAGGGCTATATAAAATAGGGGTACGGGGGGTATATGCAACAGTTTCTACAACTGTTACCAGCCATATTTTCATCAATGTTCATGTTTTGTTCGAAATCTAGGCGAATCTTTTGCTCGTCTGTCTCTCCTCTATCGTTTTCGAAACACAACTGAATACATTATCATATAACCAATAAAACATAGGGTTAACACATAGAATACCCATAGTCTTGACATCTATTCATTAATATATATAAATCAAAAGTGCGGTGATGTTGCCGTGAGATAACAGAAAGATTACAATATGGGTTACATGAAGAACCAAATGGTTGCAGAACATGAACTGGAGTTTTTCCTAGAGTCAGCCAAGGCAGGGACGCTAGAAGAATACTATCCAAATGAACATGGTAAGCGCAGCACACGAGAAATGCTTATTGATACTCGTGGCAACACTGAAGAGACATCTGGCACTGTCTACGAATTAGATGGGGTGCAGGTATTTGTACCAGACCATGTATTCTTACTTACGCAGCCAATTATTGAACCGTTAGGCACTGAGTATAACTCTGTAGCTTGCTTTAATAATAACTAATTCCATTCACTTTTAACGCTAATTAGAAACTAAAGGATTTACAGAAAATGGCTATATTACACACACGATTAAATAAACTAAATCAGGGGACAATGTTCCGTACATCAACTGATGGTTCATTCTATTCACTTGATGGTTACAACAGGCTCACTCGCAGAATGAACATCACTGCAGCTAATGGCGACTACTGCCAAATGAAGCCAAAACGTAAAGTTATTATCCAACACTACGAATACTAAATACTGACTTATTGGTGACCAGCAGCTTCTCTTCCTCTGCTGGCATCCCATAGGCCAACGTCTGTGATTTTAGAAAAGGATTAATGAATGAACGTTATTACAAAAGCGATAGATGAAATGCGCATCAACGACCTGTTGGATGACATAACTGGCCTTGCAGATTACGTGCGTGAGGACTGTCATAATGACTTTGTTTCTGATGAACTTGAGGGCATCATAAAGGACGTAAAAGAGCTGATTGATGACGTGCGAAAAAGTGGCATTGATTCGGCTCAAAAAGAGGAAATTGCAGCGTAATGTTCTCTTTATGTCCTAGTATTCGCAACTCTCAACACATACTACATGTGGTAATTTGTATAGTTTTACTTTACATTTTCCTACATGTTGTGTTCATGTGCATAACTTAAGTGCTTGATATGATGAATATAATTCAGTCAAGGATAATAAGTGTAAAAAATGCAAATATTCATACTTGCGAGGTTGCGAATCAATGTAGTAATGTATGGTCAGAAACAACCACTCTGAACCGTCAGGCGACTAGAGAACCCATTCGTGGGAACAGTCGAGGTACGTCTGCAATTACTAAAAGGACAGCCATATTGAGGCAGCTATTAAAACTCGCTCTTGGAGCAAAAGAAATCGATATTTACACAAGGTATGAGCCTGATGCTCTGCCTCTCATGCCAAACATTTATAAACTACCAGATAGCAGGATGCTTTCTAATGGGATGCTCACAGAATATGAGTTGCGCTTCCTACGTTACACCATGTATGCTTCAGTAGTGAAATGAATGCAAAAAAGATTGGATTTTAAATGAGTAATGATGAGGCTGACATAGCTAGGCTTACAAGAGCAAAAGCATATAATGGTCTGAACTTTATTAAAATGTTCAAAGATGCATTCGATGATAGTGGCAACAGGCCATCCATTGAGCATATGGAAACATTACTATTTATTGGGGCAACCTATAATCCAAAAGGCATTTCTACTGTAATTTACTCAGAAGATAAGCAAGAATTAGATAGTTATGGCTTGTTAGAGCTGCGTCATATTGAAAAGCAATTAGCGTACCCACAAGCAAAAATGCATAGAACCGCAGGTCAATTGCAGAACCTAGGTTATGTAGAAATCAAGCAATCGCTAGATGATGCACGACAGAAGACTATATCACTAACAGAAAAGGGTATGTCTTTTTATAAATCTTTGACTGACTGCATGTCAGATGAAGTAAACGATAGTATTTATGAAACTATGACTGATGAAATCAACTCATACATAGAGCTAGAATATCATCAGAAAAGAACATTAAAAGAGATTGAACAGGATAATGACAGCATGCGCCCAGATTGGGTAGATGTTAAGTTAAGCCTCAAAGCTATAATATTTG